GCAATCTATTCTTAATTTTGATGTGCAAGGATTAATTGCATCTGCTGCGAGTGGTAATTTCGACGCTAACAAGTTTGTAAATGATCCGAGAGATATTGCAATATTGTGTGAGTCATGCAGTTTACCTGGAAGACAGATAACAACTATTGACTATCCACAACAAGGCTTTAGACAAGCCGTAAAATATACAAATGGTTATATAAATGAAGATGTTTCATTTACTTTCCATTTAACAGGCGACTATTACATTAAAAAAATGTTTGATGCCTGGTCTAATGTTTGTTTAGATCCTGTAACATACACAGTTCCGTATGATGAGGATTATAAAACAGATGTAGTAATTCAACAACTGAATGAGCAAAATATTCCTGTCTACGGAGTTAAATTAAGAAACGCTTTTCCAGTTAGTATACAGGGAATAGAACTTAGTAACGCAAGTAGCGATACTACACAAAAATTAACAGTAACAATAGCGTATGATGATTTCGCAGAAGAAGGAGCATTGACTTCTGCACTATCGGGCGCTAAAAATGTATTTGGTTCATTAACGAACCTTGGAATATAATGGAGATATTATAATGGCACTACCAGTACTAGAAACACCAAAATATAAAATGACATTACCAACAACTAAGGAAGAAGTTGAGTTTCGACCTTTTTTAGTTAAAGAAGAAAAACTTCTTCTTATCGCACAAGAATCAAATGATTTAACACAAATTACTGATGTTATGATTGAGTTAGTTGATGTGTGCACATTTGGTAAAGTTGATGCAAATAAACTTACAACTGTAGATTTAGAATATGCATTTTTACAACTTAGAGCTAAAAGTATAGGAGAAACAGTAGAAACAGAAATCAAATGTGAAAATTGCGAAGGATATAATAAAATATCATTTGACATTCGTGACATTGAAATCGTTTATCCTGAAAAAGTAAATAATAAGATTGAAATTCAAGATGGAGTTGGTTTAATACTTAAACCTTTTACAGTTAAATATACTAAATTATTGAAAGAAAATGCTGACGCTGATAATTTAAACGTTGTTTTAAGCGCGGCAATTGAAACTGTATATACTAAAGATGAACTAATTAATTTTGCAGATACTTCTGTAGAAGAACAAATAAATTTTATTGATTCTTTACCACATAAAACAATGGAAGCTATACAAAATTATTTAGATGGACAACCAAAAATGACACATGTAATTACGTTTATTTGTGAACATTGCGGACATGAAAATAAAGTGGAGGTAAGCGGTCTCGCGGGTTTTTTCGGTTAATGTTAACTAACGACAGTTTAGTTAACTATTATCAAACTAACTTTGCTATGATGCAACATTACCAATATAGTCTCACGGAATTAGAAGGAATGATTCCATGGGAAAGAGAGGTATATGTTAATATGCTACTGAATCATATAGAAGAGGAACAGGAAAAAGCTAAAAAAAGAGGATACTAGCAAATGGCTGATAATTTTACAGGAGATGCAAAAGAGCAGTTCCAGGCTAATCTGGAACAGTTACAAGTTTTACTAGGACTTAGACAGGAGCAACAAGCTGCTGCTGAGCGTCAAATAGTACAGCAAGGTAATTTGCTTGGTGAACAGTTTGCTACTACTGAAGCAATATACGAGAATGATAAAAAGTTGCGTGGTATTGGTGATTCTTTAAAGCAACAAACAGCTGCCGGTAAAATTGGAGCTAAACGTACGATCGGTGATAGAAGATTCGATCTTGTAGATAGATTCATTCAACGCCGTAAAGAAGGTTTTCGTATACGTAAAAATGCAAGAGGCGCAGCTCTTACATTTAAGAAAAATTTCCAAGAGTTTTCTTTACAGACTGATTTTTTAGCTGATATAAAAAGAATTCAACAAGATTCTCTTATTTCTATGGGTTTAGTGATTCGTAGATTGACCGAATTAGTTCAATTTACTAGTGGAAATAAATTACAAGATTTAGAAAATGCTAAAGAACAAAGAGCCTTGCTGGAGCGATTAGCTGCTGGTAGAGATGAAGGAGCTGGTGATAAACGTCAAAAAATTAGTAGATTTGGTCCGCTTAAATTTATTGGTGCGTTAGGTGCTATAATAGCAGGTTTTTTCATCGGATTTGTCGAGCAGCTTAAAAAAGGTTTAAAAGGAATATTAGGAGCAAAACGAATCGCAGGCTTTTTTGCAAAAATAGGTAAAGCTATATCGAAACCATTAGGCAAAATATTTGGTCCTATACAAAACGGATTTAAATTATTAACTAATAAAATTAAAAATAGTAAATTATTTGCTCCCATACAAAAGGCATTTACAAAACTATCTAAACTAGTTAAACCATTTGGTACAAAAGTAAAAACATTTTTCACGACTATTAAAAACGGTTTTGTGAAAGTAGGACAAAAAATATTTGGATTTTTTGAAAAAATAGCTAAGTTTTTTAAAGGCTTTTCAAAAAATGCTAAACAGGGTCCAGGTGTAATATCAAGATTATCTAAATTTTTTAAACCGTTTTTAGAGATTGGTAAAGCTATTGGTAGAGTAGGCGCTAAATTTTTAATTCCAATCGGAATAGCTATTGAGGGACTTGTTGGATTTTTTACCAGGTTTAAAGATCAAGAATTTGCTAAAAAAGGTTTTGGCGCAAAATTATTAGCCGGTCTCGTAGGTGCAATAGAAGGAATACTTATAGGATTTATTGCATGGCCGATAGACTTTCTTAAAAACGTATTAGCATTTATACTAGATAAAGTTGGACTAGATAATTGGGCGGAAGGTTTAAGAAGTGTTAGTCTAGTAGAATGGGTTAAAGGATTATTTGATAAGCTTTTAGCTTTTCTCGCAACTAAATTTGACGATGTCAAAAATGTCGGCGTTATGGAAAAAATTAAAAACTTCTTCACAAGCATTGGAGAGAAAATAGTAGACTTTTTTGGATCTATAGGAGACTTTATTAAAGGATTAGGCCCGGCGACAAAAGCTGCCTTGGATGCTGGTTTATCATTTAGAAATCCAATTACGGCTTTTAGAGAATCATTGGCTGGATCTATGGCAGCAGGCCAAGCTGAAAGGGAAGAGATACGCGCGATAGAGAGTATTGAAGATCCAAGTGATAAAGCTTCGGCTCGTATAGATGCATCTTTAGCTCAATTTAAACCAACTGAACCAATTGGCGCTAAGATCGCAGCCGGAGCTGAAGCAGCTAAAGAAGCTGCTGCTGCAGCTACAGCTACCACTGCCGCGGCAGTACAAAGTGGAATAGCTAATCTTGGCGAAATGCTCAAAGGTGGAGGTGGAGGAACAGGTGACACCACAGTTAATAATGTTACTTATCAAGTAGCGGGTCACCAAGAACAAAACCCGGATAATTCGAGTTCCTTTATAAGAGGA